GGCCCGCTGCACCGCCGCCCAATATCACGATCTGCTGCATAAGAGCACCCCCTCAGAAATCCATACATTTTATTATAACATACACAGCAGCAAAAGGATAGAAGAATGCCCCAAATTTGCAGCGAACGATAAATCAATCACTAAGTTCAACAAATTTTCGCCTGATTTTTTGTGTATTTTAGCACAACACAAACAGGCCGTCAAGTTTTGGTTCCTTGCAGCCTCTTTCATTCGTTCAGTTTTACCAATCCTTTCTTCCCGCCCCGCCTTTCCAGCTATGCGCTCGCTCTCTTATATAATAGTTACTTTACTTTTCGTTATGCGGTCAGCCCCAGTTCCCGCAGGCATTGGCGGAACATGGTCGCCGCACTCTTATACCCGTGAATCTTCCGGGGGTAGTTGTTGATCCAGTTCTCCGTAGCTGCGATTTCTTCCTGGGTCACATTGGCAAAGTTCGTTCCTTTGGGATGACGCCTGCGAATCATGCCATTCACATTCTCATTGCTGCCCCGCTCCCAAGAGGAATACGGGTGGCAGTAGTACACCTTCGTCCGCTGGCCGTCGATCAGGCAGGAACGCTCGATCTCGTCCGCCATTGCGAACTCGGTTCCGTTGTCCACAGTGATGCTCTTATATATAGTGCCGAACTTCTCTGCGCCAAGCTTCCGTTCTATGGCATCCAGTGCCCGCACGGTCGTTTCCGCACGGCGGTTCGGAACGAGGATGATCTTCTCATTCCTGGTCTTGCGCTCGGTCAGCACCAGCAATGCCGCGGTGCTTTTCTTTTTGCCGGAGTATACCGTGTCCATTTCCCAGTGTCCAAATTCTTCCCGGCTCTGGATTTCTTCCGGGCGTTTATCAATGCTCTCTCCTGCCGGCGCACGGGCAGGTTCCTTCTTCTTCACCTTTTTATATTCGTTCTTATGTACGCCATGCCTGGGCAAAGCTACCTGTGTCAGGTTCAGAAACACGCCTTTCTTGATGTAGCTGTAAATGGTAGGAACGGAGATGTGGGTCTTGAATGTCCGTCCTTCTTCCATTGCATAGCCATACACTGCCGCCGGGGAGCAGTCTTTCTCTATAATAGTCTGTTCGATATAAGCTGCCAACTCATGGTCCTTTCCGATTTTAAGGCCCGGTCCTTTTTCTCGGAGGTTTGCTTGATACCTCTGTTCCGCTATATCTGGGCTGTACGTCGGGATCATCTCCCATGTTTTGCCGTCCAGCCTGTCATAGCTGCCCCGTTTTAGTTCCCGGTATACCGTCGAAGGATCAACACGCAACTTTTCCGCTATCTCTCGTGTCCTCATTCCTTCCTTTTTCCACTTCTCAATGCGAAGACGGTCCGTAAAGTTTAGGTGTTTGAACACTCTCACGCCTTGTTCCTCCTTTCAATTCTGGCGTTTCTTTGCATTTCAAGCGTAAAAGATACGATGTGCTGTTGTCAATATGCAGACTTTCCACATTTTTCACTGTTCCTTTGTGCAAAACTTCCAGGCAAAGAAAAAAGCCCCCGCCAGCAACCCTAAAACAGGCTGCCAGCGGGGGCAGATTGCCCCGCTTTTCCTACTTCAACGCCCCGCGTGGAACGCAGGGCTTCGGGAAAAAGCAGAGCTGTGGTCTTATTACAGCTGGTTCTTGTACCGCTTCAAATCCTCGTCGGCTTTCAGTGCCGCTTTGGTGAAGCTGTTATTGAACCAAAAGCCGGGGATCGCCGCGGCGATGGTGAAGCCAGCGGAAACCAGCTGTTCAATGGTGCTGTTCTCAATGGGCAGGATGGGCTTTCCCATCGCAGAGAGCAGCTGGTTTGCCAGTGCCACCGTGAGGCAGATGGTGCGGGTAACAGTGCCGGCGGAAACAGTCTTCTCGGTATAGATGTGAGCGTTCATAATTCAGTTCTCCTTACTGTCCTGTTCGGACTTCTGCTTCAAAATTTCAATAGCCCCGGTCAACGCCTTGGGGATGGGAATACCCATCAGACCAGCGTTTTCGATGATCGACAAGGTTTCGTTTGCGATAAAGGCAATGACAACGGCGTCCCTGATAAAATTCGATCCCATCACCGTATCGAGGTGGCAAGCCACCAACACGATCAGCAGGGTCACACCTTTACGGCACAGCCCTTTCCATCCTGCCCGAGATTCCAACGCACCGTTTTTGCTCTTGGGGCTGGCATGAAACACACCGGCGACCACCAGCCCCGTGACATAATCCACGGCCATAAAAAGAACCAGCGTGGAAAGTGCTGCATCCCATCCGCCGAACTGACTTGCGATCAGGCTTCCAACCAGTCCAATCATCCCGCACACTCCATTCTTTACTGCGTCACCCATCTGGATTTCACCTCCCGTACATCAACGTGAACGAAACCGTCCGTGTAGTACCGACCAATGCCGCCCTTGCCGGGCAGCAGAGTTTCGGCATAAGCGGCCAGTGCGTCAACCGAAACACCAGCGATCCAGATGTCAGCCGCTTTGCCATAAAGGTGCTGGCTGTGCTTGGATGCTTTCTTCTGCCTTCTGTTGTGGCTGGCGGTGCGGAAAGCACTATTGATATTCACCGCCTTACCGAAGTGATCCCGGATTTTCTGCAGCAGGGTCACAAGCTCGTCGTCGATAAAGATCGGGTCGCTGTGGTCCTTACACTGAAACTCCCGGACGTGAAAGTTCTTGCTCAGAGCTTTGCTCCCGTCCTTTGCATAGGAATAGGCTTTAATCGCCATCTTCAACATCTCCTTCCGGGCGCAGGTCTGCCCCGCACCCTCTCATGCAGCAGTCCACCATCAGTACGCCAAACTCGGCCCGCTCGGTGGCGGTGTCCGCTCCCATCGTTTCCAGCCTGTCCAGCAGGCTTTCGCAGAGAGCAGGCCAGCTTTTATGCTGCATACGGTTCACCAACGATCTCCGCATACTCTTCGGCTGTGATCCAGCCCTTCTTGACGGACTTTGCCACAGTAGCCTTGCTCCAAATACGGTGATCGTAGTAGCTTTTGACATCGTGGAACTTCTTGCTATGTTCAGTCATATTCATATTACATATCCTCAAGGTCAATATCGCTGTTCATGGCGAGGTAATCAAGCTGTGCCCGTACCCGCATTTTGAACAGTTCATCTTCGGACAGTTCCCGCAGGATGAACCACCACTTGCCATCCGGGTTATCCTCGGGCGGGGTAATCTGCACAAGCTCCGCGTTGTGCAGGGTGTCCGAGTAGGCGCACCCGGTCATATCGCCGTCACTGGCAGAAATATGCACCTCCGATAAATTGCCGTCGAAAATATCCGCCGTGATCTCAGTCTCCGACTGGAAGTTATTGCCGCCCAGCGTCAGGTTTTCAATCAGTGTGCCATCAGCCAGCGCAACCGTCCATGTCCGTGTTTCTTCCATGTTGGCTCCTTCCCGAACAAGTCCTTAAACAAGTTCGTCATATTGCGGATTTGCTGCCTGCTCATGTACTTGTAGTTGGCGCAAATCCATGATTTGTAAGAATTTTCGATTTCCTCATAGGTCATTACTCCGGCATCCATTTTCCGCTTGTACGCTTTGAGCTTCCGCCGTTCTCTCGTGATGGCTTTTGGGCTGATCTTTCGGATAATCCGCCCATCTTCCTGCAAAGAATAAAGCACTTGCAAGTGGCGATACTGGCCGGACAATTTACAGATGTGGGTTTTCTTTTCGTTGATGATGATGCCCAGTTTTGCCGCCCACTGTCTTACCCCGGCCATTACCTCTTGCAAATGCTCTTTGCTTTTGTCGATGATGTAAAAATCGTCCGAATATCTTCCATAGCCTTTCACCGCACACACGATCTTGACGTAGTTATCAATGGGCACTGGGAGAAATATTCCTGTGTTTTGTGAAACTTGGTTTCCTATGTCCGCACCCTTCCGCAGCATTTTCTCGCCAGTCAGGGCGGATGCTGGAATGCCAACATTGAGCGTTGAGCGCACCTTTTCATGGTACATTTTCTCGATTTCCTCATCTGAGAAACGAGAAGCATCCAATTCAAAAGTGCGGAATGCCAGCCGCAGTTTGTCCATAACATCCGCCAGTTCTTCCGGGTCCTTGATTTCCCGTGCAAGGTACTGGCCGAACTGCGCCAATGCGATTTCATGTACAATGTTGTCATAGTAGCCGGAGAAGTCCGAGAAGCCGATGCAACCTTCATTGGTGCCCTCCCGCTCATAGTATTTTCGCAGCTGGATTTCAAAGCGGTGCCGATGAAAGGCAACGCCTTTTCCGACCTGCGAGGATGAATTGTCGTACTGTAAATATTTTTGAAGCAGCGGCGTGAGGTATTCGTCGCAGGTAATGTGGTTCACCGCCTTGTCTGCGGTTGCAGCACTCGTGATATACCGTGCGTGTCCTCTTTCTTTGATGCCAAATTTCAAGCCGGGTTCCGGCTTATATGTGCCGTCTTCCATAGCTTTCTGAATATGCGCAGTTTCGATCAGATGATTTATCTCGTACAACTGCGTTTTATATTTGAACATCGACGCTTTCATTGCTTTGGTTCCTGCTTCATGGATATAATTTGCATCTGTGTATTTACTCATATTTCCCTGAAATAAACTGTACAATAGCTCCATCGGTCGTAACCGGGAACGTCACAGTTAGTATTTATCGCAGATTTCCTACGAAAGGATGACCTTTCCTTTCACAGAGCCGCACCGGGCCTTGCCCTTTGTGTGGTTGTGAAATCCAAAAGCCCGGCGACGGGGCGGACACCAGCCTCATTCGAGGCGTTGTTGTAGTTGCAATTCCCGTTGTTGTTCGCGTTGGCGAAATAGGCTGCCGAGACAACGTACAAAAGTCACCCTATTGTGTTATTATTTTCCTTCCATCTGTTTGAAACGCTTTGCATCTGATTTCCGCAGAGCTTTAATTTTGTTCACCAGTTCCTCAATTTTCAGAGCCAGCTTCGTGAACTTGTTAAAATCCGCAGGCAGAGCCTCCGCTACATACTGCAATTCGTCCATCAGCATCCAGCAGGCGGCAATGGCCTTGTCGAGTTCCAGCCGTCGCGCGTCCAATTCCAGCTGGCAGCTCGGCCAGATGGAGTTTGCCGCACGGAGGTGGAGCGGAATGTCGCGGGAAAGATCGTGCATCCGCTTTCGCTCCTGCTCGATCAGCCAAAGGTTGAAGTCTTGCTCCTGCTCCCGGATTTGTGCGACTGCCTTTTCTCGCTCCGGGCCTGCAGGGATGTACTTCGTCATGGCTTCGAGGTGTTTTTCAAACTTTGTCCTGCTATACCCAAAGGTGCGGGCAAGTTCCGTCGTAACCTCTTTGCTGATCTCAAGCGCAAGGTGGTGCGCTTCCAGTCTGGAAGGTGTTCGTTTGTGTACTGGTACAGACGTTTTCTTTCACTTCCTGTCCTGCTCTCAATCCCACGGTACAAGCCCGTGGGATGTTCGATCAGCCGATCAGCCCGGCGACGGGGCGGACACCAG